TTATGATGTAATGGATACTGACGCTATTATAGCTTCAGCATTAGATATTATTTCAGATGAATGTTCATTAAAAAATGAAATGGGTGAAGTACTCCAGATTCGTAGTTCAGATGAAGATATTCAAAAAATTCTATATAACTTATTTTATGATGTTTTAAACATAGAATTTAATCTATGGTCTTGGACTCGTCAAATGTGTAAGTATGGTGATTTCTTTTTAAAATTAGAAATTGCTGAAAAATTTGGTGTATATAATGTTATACCATACACTGCTTACCATATCATGAGACAAGAAAATTATGATAGAGAAAATCCATCAGCAGTTAGATTTAGATTTAGTCCTGATGGTTATGTAGGTGGTACTGGTCAATATACTGTTCCAAATCAAAGTCTTAAAGATGAAAACGGAATATATTTCGATAACTATGAAATGGCTCATTTCCGTTTATTAACAGATGTTAACTATTTACCTTATGGTAGATCATATTTAGAACCATCTCGTAAATTATTTAAACAATATGTGTTGATGGAAGATGCGATGTTGATTCATAGAATTGCTCGCGCCCCAGAAAAACGAGTATTTTATATTAATGTTGGTGCTATTCCTCCTAATGAAGTAGAAAATTTCATGAAGAAAACTATCACCACAATGAAAAAAACTCCATTTATGGATCCTCAAACTGGTGAATATAACTTAAAATATAACATGCAAAACATGTTGGAAGATTTTTATATTCCAGTTCGAGGAAATGATCAAACAACTAAGATAGAAACTACTAAAGGTTTAGAGTATAATGGTATAGAAGACGTTAACTATTTAAGAGACAAGTTATTTGCGGCTCTTAAAGTACCTAAAGCATTTATGGGCTACGAAAAAGATTTAACTGGTAAAGCAACATTAGCAGCTGAAGATATTCGTTTTGCTCGTACAATTGATAGAATCCAACGTATTTTATTATCTGAATTATATAAAATTGCTTTAGTACATTTATATACTCAAGGATATAGAGGTGATACATTAACTAATTTTGAAATTTCATTAACAACCCCTTCAATCATTTATGACCAGGAACGTATTATGTTAATGAAAGAAAAAGTTGAACTAGCTAAAAATATGATGGAATCTCAATTATTACCTACAGATTGGATTTATCATAATATATTCCATCTTAGTGAAGACCAATTTGATGAATACAGAGATCTTATTATTCAAGATGCTAAACGTAAGTTTAGATTGGCTCAAATTACTGAAGAAGGAAATGACCCACTTGAAACAGGTAAATCATATGGTACACCACATGACTTAGCAACATTATATGGAAAAGGTAGACTAGCATCAGATCCAGGTAATGTACCTGCTGGATATAACGACGACATTACATTAGGAAGACCTGAAGAAAAAGTAAGTAATATCAATACTCAACAAAATGCTTTAGGTAAGGATAGATTAGGTAAAACAGCTATGAAAAAAGATGATGATATGGCTGGTTTATCTAAACAACTAAATGAAAACTCTCAAACAAACTACCTTAAAAATAAGCAATTATTAGAGGGAATGGAAAAGCAGTTAGTGTTTAAAGCAGACAAGGCAAAAGAATCACTACTTGACGAAAACCAATTGCGAGATTAAACAATTCTTATATATTTATAACAAAAACAAACAACTTAGATGCTTATCAAACATTCAAAATTTAAGAATACAGGTATTCTTTTTGAATTATTAGTTAGACAAATAACCGCTGATACGTTATCCGGAAAAAATTCAGAAGCTACAAATATTCTCAAAAAGTTCTTTAGCAAAACTGAATTAGGTCGCGAATATAAATTATATGATAGTTTACTTAAACGCACCAATTTAACCGAAGGTAAAGCTGAATTAATAATCAATACTGTCCTAGAAAGCTCTAAGCATTTAAATAGATCAGCTCTCAAAAGACAAAAGTACAATCTAATTAATGAAATCAAAAAATACTATAATTTAGAAGATTTCTTTAAAACTAAATTACCTCATTATAAAGCACAAGCTGCTATTTATACATTAATTGAGGGATATAACGGCGATAAAAAACCATCTCACGAACAAAATATAACTAATAAATTATCTTTATTAGAGCATTTAACATCAAAATCTGTTAAAGCTAAAGAGCAAAATGACGATGTTATTAATGAATTTAATACGTACGATAAAGATACACGTATATTAACGTATAAAATTTTATTAGACAAATTTAACGATAAATACGCAGATTTTAGTAATGAAAAAAAATCAATTCTTAAAGAGTTTATTAACAGTGTTGATAATACAAATAAACTTAAAGAATTTTACAATAATAAAATAAATTTATTTAAAAAAGATCTTGTTAAATTAAATTCTAAAACAAGAGATGAGGTTACTAAAATTAAAATTAACGAAGTAACTAATTTATTAACTGAGTTAGGTAAAAATGATAAAGTCAATAATGATAATATTGTTAATTTATTACAATACTGTGACTTAGTAGAAGAACTTAAAAGAGTAAATGGCTAAAGAAGACAAAAACAGACCAGGTGGTTATACAACCAAACAAACTGATGTAGATCCGGAAACAGGAGCCATCACATGGGATGTTACTTACAAACCAGATTATGCTTTGATTTATAAAGCATTTAAAGATCTTAATTCAGAATACAAGAAATTTCTTACATATAAAGAAATAGCAACAGACCCAGAATTTAGAAGAATATACAATGCATTTACAGTAATATGGAATACTCTTAGAACCCACATTCGTAAATCATATCCAGATCAATATAATAAGTTAAAAACTATTGATGAAGCAAAACTTAAAGAAATTGTATTTAAAAAATTAAAAGAAGTAAGTGCAACTGGAACTGGAGCTTCTTTTACACCAGGTACAGGAGCAAATTATGCTACTCCATTTGCTTTTAATCCAAATAAAAAAGCTAAAGGAGCACAAAATATATATTATTATAAATTAGGTTTCAAACCAGTTGATGCTGAAAAACTTCATAAAGCTTCTAAAACTATTGATCATAAAGATTTATGGAAAAAGAAATTAAAAGAAGGTGAAGCAACAGATTCTTATATAAATGGTCTTAATTTAGATGATCCTTCATTAAAACAATTTATTACAAATCGTGTTAGTGATTTTGATAAAATAGAAGATAAATTAAATACATTACTACCATTACTAAAACAAGCCAAAGAAAAAACAATGGAGTACTATAAAATGTCTCCTGATTTTAAAGTACAGTATGGTACTGATTTAGCTGTTGATTACTTAGACGATATTATTAAATTATTTAGAGATAAAAAATAATGAAAACACTTCAAGAACATTACAATGCCATTAAGACTGGCCAAGGAAATAAAGCGCAATTTGTAAAGCAAGCTAGAAGCTTATTTCCCGAATATTTCAATCAGTATTCAAATTACGATAATGCTGTGTCAGTATTAAAATCCAAACAAATTATTAGTGAAGCAGCAGGTGGTGTTGTAGCTAAAGGGTTTGACATTTATGATTGGAAGAAAATTTTAGGTGAAGAAGTTAAAGCAATAGAAAAAGAAACATCTAAAGAAGCAGCTGATGCAAATAAAAATGCCTTCCAACCATCAGATATGAAAAATGCTGATAACGTTAATTTTAACGAGATCATGAAGGGATTTTATGCTGAAATGAAAGATCCATCAAACGCTAAAAAAACAGGTGACGAATTAAAAGCTATGGTTGTTAAAAACTTAGCTAAAGATCCTTTATACTATACTAAAGACGGTATGTTTGGAGTTAAAGGTGTAGGATACACTGATGAAGCTCCTGGTTTAGGTAAAAATACTCAACCAACAACAAAAGAATCAACAGTATTAGGTGGAAATGATAAAGTAGACTCAGATAGTGATATCGTTAAAAACAGTTTAGTTGGTTCTACTAAAAAGAATGTTCAAGATACATTAGGAAAAAGTGAAGCAAAAACTTCAAACCCTAAAAAAGTAAAAGAAATGCCTGATAAAGGTGTTAGTGGTGTTGAGAAGAAAATGAAGTTGCAAGAAGGTAATTTAGGACATAATGAAGAATGGAGTCTTAGACCAGAAGGTCGTTTTTGGATTCTTACTTACAGTACATCAGACGGTAACAAAGAAAAAACATTTGATTCTGAAGATGAAGCCAAAAAATGGATTAAACAAAATTTAGACGAAGCTTTATATCAAGGCCCATCAGTAAAAATTGGCACAGGTGGTAGTTTAGGTGGAAAACGTTTTATTCCTAGATTTACTGCTTTATCAAGAGATGCTGTTGATGCTATCAACGCTAAAGGAGCTAAACGTTTAAATTGGGGAAAACCACACATCAAAATAGTAAAAAGTGGTGAAGGTGTTAAATTATTAATTTCTAAATTATTAGTAGATACAATTGTTGGATCAGAAAGAGGACGCTCAAAATTAAGTTTAGCAGTTTCTAAAATGGGAACAGGTATTACACCAGAAGAAATGAGTGAAGTAACTGGTGAATTTAAAAAACTTATTAAAGTATTAAGCGCAAATGGTAAATTAACTCAAAACGGAGATTATTTCTTATTAGATGTGCCTACTAAATACAACGAAAAATACAATCAATTTGAAATGCCTTTACCTGCTGAAGTAGCAGAATCTGAAATGACTGAAGGTGAACAAAAACTTCGCTCATTAATTCGTAACATTATTAATGAAGAATTAGAATCTATTGATCTTGAAGACGGAGATAAATATAGTATTAAAGGTAAAGAAGGTATATTCAAATATGGTGGAAAAGAAGGTGAAAAACATATATTTTATTCTGAAAAAGAATTTAGAA